GTATAATAATGGAGAATACCATGGGTAGTTTTAGAACTTTTTTATCTGAAAAAGTCATTAGAGATTCTAATACTTCTGTTAACAGTGATGTTATCTTTCAAAAAATAATTGATAGAATCGACAACGGTCATGTTGACTGCGATGATGATAGAATTGAATTTCATATTGGAAGACTTATTAAGAACAGCAATATTGATTTGTGCATGGTCATTAGACCTTCTGATTCTGACATTATCAGACTAGGAAAAAAGAAAGATTCAAACGAAATGTGCTTGGTAGTTGATACCACACAACCACTTCCTATCAGAAGTGAAATTGATTCTTTCTTGGCAAAAAATCGTGAAGTTACTCAAGGTGTAAAATCCAATATTCAAGAATATTTGAAAACTTATTTTGATACTGAAAATCCTTCTGAAATCAAGACAAAATATGAAGAAGATAAAGAAGACAATACCAGCAAATCTTTTGAAAACAAGTATAAGGAAATGGTTAGTGACTTGAACGAAAAGATTAAAGAGTTCAAAGAAATGACTGAAATGCTTAGAAAAGAACAACAAGAAACTTCCGATGAAGGCAAAAAAGCCACTGTTAAAATGGCTATCCGCCAACTTGCAAAAGAAAGCTTTGGTGAAAACATGGATGAATTCAAGAAGATTGCAAGAGGTATTCTCTCTAAAGATTCAAGCGGAAAAAACACTGGTTTTGCAAACAATCTAAGTCCTGAAAACAAAAAGAGATTAGATTCTCGTTTGGAAAGCTACTACGATCAGAAAATAAAACCACTTCTGAAGAAATAAAAAAAGGGGGCTAAGCCCCCTTTCTTTTTGCATGTCAATTATCCTTATCGAATAACTGCATCTGTTCGAACAATTCTCAAGTCTACCAAGACAAATTCTACTGCTCGTGTTGGTTTAAGAGCAATGTCTACGACAAGCTCACTACGATCCACGACAGATGGTGGGTTATTGTTCTCATCGACCTGTGTGGCAAAGTCGAACAATCCTCGTCTACCAACAAGCTCGTTCAAGAAGCTATCTGTAGCCGCTTTCACGTTCTGGCGTGTTAGAGTATCGTTTGGTTCGAACAAGAAGTCGAAGAGTCTACGACGTAGTTCTCTGCGAACGAACGCTACCAAGCGAGACACGTTTACGCGATCTAGAGCAGATGCGGCAGATTGTGTTGTATTTTGTGATAGCACGATAATACCTCTGTCAAATAGGTTTGTGAAGTAGTTGATATCAATTCCAAAGAGTGTGTCTCTTGTTCCTTGGTCGATATCATTTTGAACAAACGTTGTCGCTGTTCCTAGAGTTCCAGAGACATAGCCAATCGCTGTTAGATGGTTTGCAACACCACGGTTTGGACCGGCTGGTGCGAACCATAGCTCACCTTCTTGATCGTTTAGTGCGTAAACACGAAGAGCAGATGCTGCTGCACTTGTCATGATTGTAGCACCGTCTGTGTTAGAAGAAAGGCCGTGTGGGTAGTAATAAGCAACTAGGTTACTAAATACCTTGTTATCCGCAGACCAGTCTACGATACCGTTTGGACCCGTTGGGGGACGATTGAATGGTGTATCACCGATTACGAATACTTCACCTTCCATGTCCTGCGCAAGTCTTAGAAGCTCATCGGTTGTTTCCCAATAACCGGGGCAAACTACAAGGTTGAAATCGAATCTTTCAGAGCGAACCAAGTTATCAGGATTGTTGATCGCTGCCTGAAGCTGCTGTACAATTTCTACACGACGAGAAGCATCGTTAGCACCTAAAGAAGTACCATTACGGAACTCAAGGGTGTTATCGAAGTCTCCTGCTGCTGTCAATAGTAGACCTTCAGCTTCGTTAGGCGTGAATTCTGTAGCTACAACGCTACCAGAGTTCCACTGATCAATTAAAGCATCTAGACCGTCGTATGTTCCAACGATTACTGTAAAATCGTCTGTGTAGATATCTAGTGGGTCTGGACCCTGACCTTGAACTGGTGGTGCAAAAGACTCAAACAAGTTGGTATTTGCAAAGAGTGGTGTTGTACCACTTGAACCATCAGAAATTATTTCTACACTTGAAGTAGCTCCTGCTAGTCCAGAAGTGATACGAATTCTTCCCGCAATAATTTCTACGACTGTACCAGCGTCTCCTGTAACTGCTTGAATTGCAGTTTCGATTTCAGAGACTAGCTCTGCGAAGGTCTGAGCATCTTGACCCGCTACTTGAACAACGAAGGTATTTACCCCACCGTTGTCTGCGATTTCAATTTCAAAACCATATAGAGTAGAGTCATTGTTCAGACCAGTAACATCAGCACCTGTGATATTTCCACCTGTGTTGTCAAAAATAACCTCTTGAAAACCAGCTAGATCAATTGTGTGATCTTGTAGAAAATCTTGCTGGAATTGTGTTGAAGAGAATGAATAGCAAGCAAACACGGGAGCAAGTGCTTCGTTTACAAGAGTTTTTAGCTCTGTACCAGTAACTGACTCTCTGAATCCGGGGCTTGCAGGGACTAGTCCGTTAGCTTCGTTGTACTCATCGATAAAATTGGCAACTAGTTCGTTGAGTAGATCACCCGCATCGAGAATTTTGTTGTTCCATAGAGCCTTGACATTCTCATAGATATCGTCAAGGTTTACGTTAGCGCGTACAACGAAAGCACGATCACCAATCTCTAGGAATTTGTTTAGTGCATCTAGACCGTATTCGTTACGGGCATCGCCGTGTTGTGGCTGTCCCGCAGAATCTGTCAAGAAGCGTGGTGTTCCGTATAGCTGTAGGGACTGACTAATACCAGTAACTGTTCTTACGACATTATTTTCAAAAGTTCCCAAAGCTGGTGTTACACCATCTGGCTGTGTTTTGTCATCAGCCGTTGCAATAAAAATTAGTGGAACTGTTGCTTGACGACCCGGAATGAAAAAGGATTCGTCAATTACGTCTACAGCTACACCCGGACTTACTAAAGTTGCCATTATTAATTCTCCTTACAATAATTTTTTATTGTGTTACTACTATTTATGAGGGTTGTATCTGTTTTTTAGAAAATTTACTGTTTAGGAGCGCCGATGGTAGAAATGATAAAAGGATCGACTTTTCCGTCATTTAGAGCAGCCGGATCACTGTCTAATTGATTGAGGGCTTGAAGACGAATTTTAATGCTTTTTATGATTTCATCTTTTAGATTAGATGGCGGGGTAAGATAGAAAACATAGCTGAAATTTAGTGTGGCAGAAATAATTCTATTGTCATTTCCTGCCGGATAGTTTTCATCTAGTGTTATGTTTTCTAGAAATACTTGGACTATGCTTTGTCTGTTACCATATGCATCAGATACTTGAATCTGAAGAGATGGATCGAATAGTAATAGTATTTGCTCAAGCATCTGAAATTGATGATCAGTATTGGTAGTGTGGATAAAAAGTTCCATTTGAGCACGGTATGGAATAGATTGAAGAGTGGTTAGTTGTTGTAGATCATCAGGAATGATGCCCCCTCTTTTTAACTTTACTTCTTTTCTTTCTTGACCTTGACCAGTCAGGCGCTCAAGTGCAATTTCCATACCAGTTAGCTGTGCGCTCATCATAGGTAATCTTAGCATCTTATTTTGTGTATTATCAGAAAAGATATGCGATACAACTCTATCCCTACTGCCATATACAATAGGAACTTCTATAAGATTAGTTTGAGAATTGAAATCGTTTTTACCAACAGAAACTTTAAGACCTGAGAAGACCGCCATAAATTGAACAATATGGTGTCTTAGCTGCTCTGCGTAGTAATAATTCTCTAATGATGTATCTTTCGGTGTATTAGCCATGTAACTATTTATCCTTTAGACCCCCGGCCCTGAGCCTGTTGGGGTCACTGTTGGAGTAAGATTAGGGGTTGATGTAACAGTTGGTGTAACTGTAGGTGTTGGGGTCAGCGTTGCATTTGGTGTGACTGTTAAACTAGGTGTTACAGAAACTTGAGGAGTAGGTGTTGGTGACGTAGTTGGAGATGGTGTAGGCGCCTCTATAAAACACGCTCCACCGGGTTGTAAATTCAAATTTCTGGGTGTAACAGGTTCAGGATTTTGAAAATTCTGATTTATTTCTAGAGCAACCCATGAAGTTTTGAAAAACTCTTCAAATTCTTGTTTTGTTGAAAATGCATCTTGTAATACTTGGAAAAAAATAAAGTTAACATCTTCTGGACTAAAAGTATCATAGATAGCATTCATCGTATTAACAATATCTTCAGGTGTTGAGAAGTTAAGAGTATTATTGATAAAATTATCAATATCTACACCATCAAATTCCCTATTTGGGTCATTAAGAATAGCAATAATAGTTGATCTTGCTAAATCGGGATCAACGAATATTTGATCTGGTCCTAAACCAAATCGGGTGTCTGTTCCAAATGCTTCATCATAAAGAATTCTATCTAAGCTTGGAAGTCTTTTATCTCTATCAGTCATGTTTATATTTATTAGTTCTTACATGGTGGTTATAATGCAAGTCATGGCTGCACTTCTGTTGCCAAATTCATGTTGAAAGTAAGTCGTTGCGTACTGTTAGGATCAGATTTTTCTCTTATTATTACTTGGAAATTAATAGTTCTTGTGGTATATACACCTGCTGTACCTCTGTTTCTGAAACTAGATTGAGACCAAACAAGAGCAGTACTACCATCTATATCTAAACGTGTTCCAAGTGGAGCTGAAGCTCCACTCAACCATGAAGATGGTGGGGTAGAATCGCCACTACTACCAACTATATTCACTTCAACATCATACAGAGTGCCGGGTTGAAAAGCAGTTACATTGGCAGTCGGTAGCCACCAATTATATTCTGTAGTTATTGGTGATGGTGAATTTGGACCAAAGAAAGTAAAAGTTTCTGTCACAATTATCAAACCATTATTCAAAATACGGAATAATATGGTAGCAGTTCCCCCAAGACTTCCAAATGGTGTTGTAGAAGTTTCGGAAATTGTGCCCGGATTGCTTAGTGCCCCCACCGGACCCGGTGATGGTGTTGGTGTAACTGCTGGAGTTCTTGTTGGTGTAACGGTGCTTGATGGTGTTGGCGCAATTGGCGTACCTGTTCTTGACGGTGTAACAGTAGGTGTTGCTGTTGCAGGAGGTGTTAGAGTTGGTGTGCGTGATGGTGTAATTGTAGGAGTTACTGTGACTCCAACGGGTGATGGAGATGGTGTTGGTGTAACAGTAGGTGTAGGCGTCAAAGAAACTTCTGGTCCTTCAATTGGCCCACCTGTATATTCAAAGCCAACCAATGCTTCAATAATTTCATTCCAAAGATTTCTATCAATTTTTGTAAATTGTTTTTCACGAATTAATTTCCATTCCCAATGAACGTTTTTCTTCTGAAGATCAGAAATACCACTTTCTATTCTAGGCGTAGAAGTAGGTGTTGGTGTAATAGAAGCCGTAATAGTTGGAGTTGGCGTAAATGTAGGTGATGGTGTAACCGACATTGTTGGGGTAACTGTCGGTGTTAAATATGTTGTGACTGTTGGTGTTGGTGTAAGTGTAGGAGTCGAGGTAACTGATGGTGTCGGCGTAACCGTACCAGTAAACCCAACAGTGGTTGTTGGTGTTTGTGTAGGGGTTCTGCTTGGTGTAATTGTTGGCGTAGTAGTAACTCCAACAGTTGGTGTTGGAGTAATAGATGATGTAACACTTGGTGTAGGTGTTAGAGTAGGTGTAACACTTGGTGTAGGTGTTGGCAAAATATATGACTTAAGTTTATCTCTTAAAGTAAAATCTCTTGTAAACCTTAATACATATCTGTCATCGGGACTTACTATTTCATTCAAGCCTCTCACAACCAATTGATTCATTGCAAAAGGAAATTCAAATGACTCACTATCTTCAGTTCTAGGACTATTTGTAATAAAAATATCAGCAAATCCAGTGGCTGCTAAGTCTATTGGATTTAGAGGAATCAAATAAGGAGTTGAAATATTCTGCAAAGCATCTTTAACAGCACTAAACGTGATGCTGCTAGTTGGCCCACCTTTTATTTTTATCTTTGTAAGTTTGTCTTCTACCCAGAAATAGTAAAAATTTTCTGGATTACCTGTAGTAGAATTGATCTTTTCAACAATTGAATATGGTGTATCAAATTTGTACTCTCTGTTTTCCAGTTGCTCTTGAGTAGGATTTGTAGCTCTTCTAATTACATGAATTATTTTTTTTGAGCCTACACTTTCCACAAATACTTTAAAGCTTGTTTGATCGAAGAATGTATAATCTTCATTTAAAACACCGTTTATATAAACTTCAACGCTGCCGGGTCTTGGATTATTATCCAAGTCTGAAAAAGTTTCAGGATAAGAAATATTAGTTACCAAATCAGAAATTATTTCAAAAATCTGATCTTCTTCAATGACCCAAATCGGATCATCAAATGTACCATCGTTTCGATAAAGTACTTTTCTACTTCTACCAGTTTTTCTTTGCTCTAGAGGGATAGAATCATCTGTTTCTTCTTCCTCCGCAAGAACATCATATTGTGCAGGGGGCACATTAGATTCAGTCCATTGATAAACATTTATCTCTCCAAACTCAGCAAGTTTACCCCAATTTCTTAGTCTAGTTTCCAAGTTTGGTTCTAGATTTTTATCATCATAAGGGAAATAATACTCTTTACTAACATCAAACCACACTTTGTTTACAAATCTACTATCCCAAAAATTTACATCTGGATCGGTATTTGTTTGAATTTTGTTATTATACCTAGCAGGATCAGCAGGTTTTCTAAAGTCAACTGCATAAATTGCTTTTGGGTCATATTGTTGTCTTGCAGGGTTCCAAATTGGAACTTCTGTAATAACAATACCGTCCTTTCTATCAATCAATACAGCCGGATTCTGAGCATCATAGTTATACTGCAAGGTAGATACATTAATGATATTATCTTCAGAATCAAAAACACCAGCCTCAAGAAAAGGACCGATGAATCGAATGACATAATTACTCAAGAATTCATAATCTTGACCTTCAGTAAGCTGACGAGGGGTACTATCTGGTGGAAAGTTCCTCCAGATTATATAAGCTGCATCGGCTGGTTTATTTAATGTTATAATCTTATCAGTCATTTTGATTACTTATTGTGAACCACAAATCCATTTACAACGAAAGTATCATCACCGTCTACGTTTAGATTGTACACTTTTGTAAGTGTTTTTGCAAAAATCATAGAAGTAATTTCTTCTGTTTCGTTATTGTATTTAATCAGTCTGTCACCTTCATCAAGTTGACTTATTTCTAGTTCTGGATGAAGTTCAGATGCTCTTTCAGCGTCAAATGCTTTCCAACCGTCAGTAGTCAAGAATGGATGTGAGGTTGTTACGTATGGATCAGAGCCATTTATAGAAACCAATTCTCTTACTGTAGTAGAATGTTCAGTAACATCAAGAACGGTATTTTCGGCACCGTCTTTACCGAATACCTTATCACCAATCTTGATATCTTCAATATTAACTAGGTGACCATTTGCCATCATTACTTTACTACCGGCAATGAAACACTCATCACCACCACCGCCGCCAGCGCCACCACCATCATCAATTTCAACACTCAAGAAGAAATCAATACTGTCAATTTTTGAAGGATTAGAAATATTTCGGATTCTAATATAACCTTCTGCGGTTTCCGTATCTCCACCACCGCTTGCATTTACCGCTATTGTTCTATTGAAAGATAATGGAACAAAGTTATTAGGACCGGTAGCGCCAGTAAATGGAGAGGTAGTTAACAAGGTGCCAGAATTTAGTACAATTTCAATTTCATGTTCATCGCCTATATTCGTTTGCGGTGCGTTTGGCCACCATCTGTTAGGTACAACGGTTGTAGAAAGTGAAGCATTACTTACAAATGCACTTACCTGACCATTATTGTTTATTTCAAATCCAACTCTAGCATTGAAAGTTACTGGATCACCATTTGAACCACGCACATCAATTTCAGTAGCACCTGCGAATTCTGGTGCTGGTAATTCACTTGGTGAAGGTGTAATAGTTGGTGTAGGTGTAAGTGTAGGCGCAGGTGTTGGTGTAGGTGAAGAGCCCGGTGTGGGAGTTGGTGATACGCTTGCTGTTGGCGTGTTATTTGAAGTTGGAGTAGGAGTCACTGGTGGTGTTGGAGTAGGAGTTGGATCAACATCTACAACATTTTGCTGATATAGTAGAGCATTTTCAATTCTTTGACCTACTGCTAGATTAATATAGAACCTATCTCTTGGATCAAGTTTTTCAACTTGATCTGGCGCATCATACCATCTGCTATCATTTGTCAATGAAATTGGTAAGAATGTTGGGTTAGATGGCTCTTCGGACAATGGAACAAATTCAAATCTTAGTTCATTATTTTCAAGATCATCTGGTAACAGTTGAAGTTCTGGATAAACTTTTTGTTTTGAATCACCAAATGACCCTAGGCGATAAGCCCAGAACTCATCGATTTCTACATTCTCAAACGCTAGTTGATTTGTAAATGCTTCCGCAGCAAAATTTGTACCCTTACGTTGTATCAAACCTCTATAGAAAGCAAACTGGGTTTTATCAGTGATTGCAAGATCATCAGCATAGTCATCAGGGCCTCGGTATCCCAAAGCTCCTCTAACTCTTTCAGTAGTAACATCACCCTCTTTTGAAGTGTATGTACTGTATGCATTTCTCAATTCTTCAATAGCAGATTCAATATTCTGAATCTGGGAGTTTTCAAATACAACAGCACCCCCAACGTTGGGTCTTAGTGTAAAGTTTGTTTGTCTATCAAATTCAAGTAAGAATCTAGGAGTGTTCAAACCTAAGAAACTATCATAAATCAAAGTATCATCGGATGAGTAGTCTCTAAATTGAAGAACATGTTCAAAACCATCAAAGAAAATATGCAATCCTGCCATCACTCTAGCGTTTGCAAAATTAGCTTCATTCTGTTCCAGACGCTGAATAGAAAGTTCAATTGATGATCTTACATCTCTTCTACTGACCTGCAAATCATCAACCGTCAAGGTTTGACCATCAACATCATAAATTCTCTGATTGGTTACAATATCAAGGTTTTCTCCAGCAAACACATTTGAAATAATTCCAGTATTATGATCTATAAATACTTGTCGTTGCTGTGGATTTAAGACGATAAGAGGTCTTCGATCTTGGCTCTTTGAAAGAGTCACTATAACTTTACCGGTTCCATTATCTGAGAATGGAATTGCTCTACCCGCCTTGGCGTCAGCCGGACTAGCGGCTAATTGGAATCTACCGTTTGTAGCAGATTGAATGATATAGTATGGTATTGCAGAAGGTATTGGATTGTCAAACTCTGCTGGTAAAATACCACCATCAGTAGAAAGTGTAACTCTTGTACCAGTTACCCATGTAATAACATTATCACTTACAAAAGAGTTTGTTGCCGCGTCTGGTGTAGATGGGTAGTTATCGACCAACTGTTGACGGGCGTTTCTTGTCTGATACAAGAATTCTATTAACTTTTCAGTTTCATATTGCCAATTGAAAACTCGTCCAGTAGACGGGTCTCTATTAAATCCACTTTCATCAGTAAAGTCAAATCCTAGACTTTCCATATATGCAGAATAACCGTTGATAAAATCAATCATGTTTTGAACACCTGATATTGTCACAGGTGTTGGGTAAGTCAACACGACTCTTTCATCAGGAAAATGTTGCTTCCAATAAATTCTTACTTCTCTTGCTGAGAATGCGGTAAAGGTGTTCTTGATTCTACCAACAAACGACTGTTTTGTTCCCGTATTAGATGGAATTATAGGTGTAGGTCTATCTGCAACCGCATCATCTCTAGAAGCAGAAAGTTGAAATTCACGATCATTCAATCTTATCATATAGTACAATGATGAATCATTAAATGGGGCGGGTACAGAATTATTACTGCTCCAACTTAATCCAACACCGGTTATCCATTGATCTGGCACGGGAAGAACACCTTCTGGTTCAATCATGCCATCTATTACACTATTTCCAAGATTTAGTTCCTCAGCAACTTCTATTCTAGTATTTCTTGTTGAAGGATTATAAGAAAGACCTGTAATTGTGTAAGTACCATTGAAGTTAGTAGAGTTTGAAACCGTCAACTGACTACCATCTCTAAAATAAGGTGTTACGTTATCATCAATGTAAAATACCTTTTCGAATTTCAGTACCGATAGTTGATTACCACTCGTTCCGGTATAGAAATTGCTAGAGTCTGTGAATAGCCCACCATCAGTAATAGTAACTGCTGTTAAACCACCAATCGTGTCGCTTGCGATTACAACATTACCATTTTCAATAAAAGCAGAACCAAAACCGGATATTTGTTCATTAATTTGATTTAGAAGTTCTCCAAATGTTTGTGCATCCTGACCTTGTAGTTGGATGTTTACATTATTAGAACCGTCAAACAATACATCCGCAAAATATGTAGTAGAATTATTTGCAAGTTGTGTTGGTGTCGTAGGAGCTACCGTTTCTGAAAAGTTTGCAACATCGAATCCAAAGTTATCTTGAATCTCGGCAGCCTCAATATTAAAGCTAAATGTTCTAAAGTAAGATTTGACCACTCTAGTGAATAGCGATATTGTGGCATCTTGTTTTGTGAGCTTTATTTCGCTTCTATCATTAATAGCATCGTATGTAACGGTATCAATTACTTTAATCACTCTTTTACTGATACTAAACAATTGAATATTGTCATCAGGGAAAAGCTTATCAGTTTGATCACCATTTACAAAAACCGTATCAGTAGAATTATCTCCGGTAATTTCAAATCTTTCAATGATTGTATTAACTGGATAGTTTTGAACTCCAAAAGTTTCTATAGCTCTTCCATTTGGAGCAGTGTTGTCAATGGATACTGACCATGCACTTCCCGTGTCTCTATCATCTGCGGCGCTACTAGGTGTAGAAATAAGTGTAGTTTTCAAAGCATCAAGCCAGATATCTCGGATGCCGGTTGTGCGTTTAAATAGAATATCGTAATCACTGTCCGTTATGTCAAAAATATCAGAAGAAATATCAAAGTTTCTGGTATCGATAAATGAACTGAATTGATAAGTTAATGGGTTTTCCCATCCAGTCCAAAGCTCTCTGAATTCTGATGAAATACCATCGAAACCATTGTATCTGTTGTAATGCACAAACCATTGGTTAAGACCGTTTACTTTTTGTACTTGATTACCTTCAATTATATCTCCATGCCAAATAACATCTTCATGAGAGAATACTTTATTACTTCTACTATCAACCTGCAAACAAGCAACATCAATAAGTTCTGCTCCAAATATTTGGTTCAACAGTTTTAGAGGTTGTAACTTGAAAGCAACGGTGACATCATCGTATTTCTTTTGCGATGATGTTCTCCATATCCACTCTGTTAATCCTTCTTGACCAAATTCAAAGTTTGCATTTGGTGTTACAATAAACTCTTGCAAGTTGGCATCATAAAGGCTTCTTACAGCAGGATTAGGAGAATTTGCACTGTTCCAATATGGAGGCAATACATCATCTGGCTCGTAACCGTCATTCGTAGCACTAGCTTCAATATTAACAGGGATATAGCTAAACAGTGTGTCAATCTGATTATTCAAACCCGTGCCGGGGTCACCATTAGGTGCGTCAAAACCAACAGGAACTATTCCTGCAAGAATATTTGACCACATCGCTGGTAGCCATCTTCTAACATTTGTAGGGTCTCTGTATTCATCATCCCACCAATCTGGTTTAATAGAATAACCCTGAAGCTTCCATGGTTCAAGATGAGGGTATGGAGTACCATAAACCTTCTCATATAGTGCTTGCCACGAACCTGCTACATCTGATCTATTACCACCAGTAACAGGGTCTGTAGGAATAGTGGTGAATGCATAGTTCCATGTGAACGGATCATTTTGTCTGAATTCACTATTGATATACGGATTTGGTAAGTCTCTTTCTTTCAAGTAGATAGAAAACTGTTCTTGCTGTTTAGTATCATATTCTGGATCAGTTTCAATAGGTTCAAAACTGAATCGTGTTACAAAGTTATTAGGTAATGCATCATCAGAAAGAACATTAAATAGTGAAAGTTCAATATTCAAAATCAATTCTGCAAAAATTAAATCAAGATCAACAAGTTCCCAAGCGGTATTACCTCTTCTGAAAAGCTTTCTAGTTTTTTCAACAGTATTTGTTCTTAACACATAATCATTAAGAGTTACAGGTTCACCATTTATGATGATAGGAAACGGATCGCTATCTGAAGTTATTGTTTGCGTAGTAGAATTAAAATTATTCAAAACCCTAGCAAAGAATTGTTCTTTTGTTGCCGCCGTTAATGAAACATCTCTTCTATGACCATCATGACATACCACTTGAAGTAGATTTCTTCTTTCATCTCTAATGATATAAGGTTTTACTTTGGGGAATAATCCAAAGAAAGGAAGAGTCGCAATATGGTTCTTAACACCTTCATTCGTTTCTTCGATAAATGTTGTACTGTCACCAAACCATTGATCAAGACGATCGTTTCTTTCAAAATTATCCTTGACCTGTTCTAGAAGATTAACAACTAAATCATCAAGATTCAAAAATACGCCAGAGAAATAATCTACAATATTCTCAAACCATATCTCTTTCAGTATTGCTTGATTATTTAAATAACGATCATGTGCAAATTGGAATAGTGTTAATGGATTAACATTGTTCACAAACGTTGAAGATATAAGTGTATCAAATCCATCATTATGTTCTTTGATTGTTCCACCAAGTCCATAATTTGGCACATTATCAATGTAGTAAACATTATTGTAGTCGTCATTTACGATCCCCGGAGCACTTTGGGCATTGATAATCGTGGAGAAGTGTCTGAACAATTCAGTAAGCTTGACTTGTTTTCTATTCTCATGTTTAACGTTGAAGTACCATTGATTAGGAATATCCCAGAATCCATTATTCTTCACTGGAACGTACTGTTCTAAGTTGGTTCCTTTCTTCCAGATTGGTTGATATTCATCATTCAACTCTCTTCTGTCAAAGTAGAGATATAGTTCACCAGTGTCTTCATCTCTTAAGAACTGTTCGAAGTTATAATCTCTAGATTGGGAATCAAAGAAAGTTCTCTGGTTTAGTTCTGGAATAAACACACCTTCTGCATCATCTGCATAGGTAAATATTCTACTTGCAATATTCAATGGTTGCTTATTAACATCATAAATGCTAAACCATGGATACTGAGGAATCTCAGTTTTAATTTGATCTACTCTTCTGTAATCGACAAGGTTGTAAAGTTCAGGACCAGTTACTGTATTAACTAAAACTGCACGTTTACCAACATCTGCTACATCATATTCACCTAGTTCGATTCTTACAATATCATCTTCTGTGATAGTAACAGATGAGTCAAACTTTATCGCACCAACGTAATCATTGTCAATTGCCGATGGAATATCTAGGAAGTTACCATATTGTCTTCTTCCATTGATGTATACTCTGATATCACCTTCTTGGAAGTCTTCATACAACACCAGATCATGTAATGACTCATCAAGTTTAAAAATTGCACCATTTGCAGCGGCATAACCTGTTAAATTGGTATATTTGTATTCTTGAAAATAAAATCCAAGAATAAAATCATAATCACTTGTACCCCCTAGTGCGCCAGTATCAGGGTACAAACTTGAAGTCAGTGTTAAATCTTGTCCGTCATCATCGGAGCCAGTTCCTACAATAATATCAAGCATTGGATTTCTTTCTGGAACAACACTTGACGCGGATATATCTTCAATACCTCTTAGCTGCCATTGATAGCTTGTAGGTAACAGCCATGGATCACCCAGACTTGTATTAACAGGAGAAATTCTAGCTCCTGCGGGTATTGGAGATGGGATGCTGTCTACTGGCTCTGTAAGAATAAGTCTAGTTTTAAATCTTTGTGCCGGTGTTACTTGAAAAAAATCACAACTCTGCACAGTATAAATGCCGTCAATAGCGCCAAAGTTTGTTAGACTGATTTCTGTACCGGGTTGAAGGTCTGCACAAAGGTTACCATATTTTTGATCAAAAATGATTATGCTTGGTGTTTGAAATAGGATATCACCGCTATCGTCCGCACTATTGCTAACATCACTTAATTCAAACAATGTTGGCTCTACATCCACATTCGCATATGATACACTGGTGTTTCTTCTGTATCTCCAAGACTTTCTTGCGAAAGAATAATTTGAAAGCTCTAGATAAGGAAAGAACTCAATAATAGGAAACTGTGCTCGAATTCTTCCTGTAAAGTTTGTGATTTCATTTCTATGAATCCATTTGTTCGAAGAACTCCAATCATCATCTT